GGCGCGACCAGTCGGGCGGCGCACGTGCGCGGCTGACTCGGTACTCGATGCCGTCATACATCACTTTGTATTTGTTCTTGTGGGACGCCTGTCGTTTCCACCCGGGTGATAACTTGGGGGTGAACGCGACAGTGCGGTTACCAATGTGCTCCATGAGAGCACAATAGCTGGCGTACCGCTTAGCGCACTGCGAGCTGTCACGGTGTGTCTGTGACTGCTCCGTCTTCTGATGCTCCCAGTCGGCGAGTTGCATCGCTGCCAGTAGGGTAGCAAACATTGTATGAGCGGCTGCAGCGAGCGGCCTGCTTAGGAAACGATGTTAATGCCTTGTGTTAACCAAGTCTCGTGATGGTGATCTCGATATCTAATCCGGTACCGCCGGTTGTCCCAGCACCAAAAGGGACGAGGGTCTGCCCAGGACGCATGGCGATGATGGCGACGTAGGGGTAACTGCCGAGACCAGCTGCGTTGGCCGGCATGTCTCTCCCCTGCGCCCCAGCGGTACGCCACAAGACTGTGCAAGTGCCCTCGGACACGGTGCTAGGAGCATCAGTCCACGCATTCGTCGCAGAGACGGAGCGGTAACTAATTGCAACCTGGTAGTACTGTATGCCTTCCTTGAAGGCGGCGGTCAATCGTGGGCGGATGAAATTCGCGTTCACGAAACCGGTGTCGATGACAAGATCCTCTGCTTCGACAGTGTCTCCCACAGAGTGTCTCACGAAAGTCGGCGGCCCCGCGTTAACTGTTATCGGGGCAGTCGAGGCCTGGTCGAATAGACGAGCGGTATCAGTGACAAGTTTCCGTGCGGTCACTGTCACCACACTGGGACTGATGGTGTTGTTGCCTAAGTATGGTGAAATAAGCTCCACGTCGTACGTCACCCACAGCTCACCGAGCACGGTCGACGCGGGAAGAGTCAAACCCTGCGTGACAATGTTCAGCAAACCGACGGTGGACATGCGAGTGTCAGTCGTGCCGGTAGTGCTTCTCTCGTGCCGGACGTAATAGCCATCAGGCATGGCACGAGGGTCGCACTCAACGGGTGCGCAAAACGATACGGATGGCTTCGCACTTGCCGCAAACATGCTGTTGAGTACGGCTGGCATGTTGGTGTACTTCTCCTCCGTGGCATTGTAATTCACGGTGAGCGCCACTGTTCCCGAGTTGAGGTAGTCGGTGCTAGTACTACGAAAGTAAAACACCATACCGTGGACTCGGAAACGCTGATAATGTGACGCAATACCGGTGAGCCATGGAAAGAGGGCACTGTTGGTAAGGCTTAGCGGTTGCGCTTCGCAACTGAAATCAGCGGGTACAGTGGGAGCGACGAGGAATTTAACGAACTCACGATGCTGCACTCTGTTGCCGTGCACCCCTTTGCTGAACATCGGAATGTTCTCAGCTTCAGGGCCCATAGCGGCAGATGTCATCAATGAGTTGTGATCCACTTCGTACGAACCACGTCCTGTCAGAGAGGCGATGGCCTGTCCAAGCATTGCGCCCTTCGGTCCAAACATGGACCCAATTGACGCAAGCGTGCCCTTAGGCATCGCTTTGGTGATCGCGTCAACCCTCTTGCTGAGGGACTTAACGCGGCTACCAGCTTGTTCGGCTTTCGCTTTCAAATCTTCGACGTTGTATGCTCCACGACCACTGATCTGCTTAATCTGTCGATTCTTCTTGTTCGGCATGTTTCAAAAGCAGATATGAACGGCTGCTCACCCAGCCGGGTCAATGTCTCCATTAGGCGACGGGTACGGCCCCGCCGCCTGCCCCGACGGTTTCTGGGATCAGGCGCGCATACCCTTTCCACAGCTTGTCGAGGTCCTTTGAATTTCGGGTGGCCGTGCACTTCTTGATTGTGGTAAGAACATCAGAAGGCTCGACTCCCAGGCATTGTGCGATGACCCCCACCGCAGCGTCACCGAACGCTGGATCGTAAGGGTGAGCTCCCTGGTTGATTTTGTAGGAGATCTCATGGTCATCGATTTGACCTACCTTGACTTTGATCCCCTTGAGGACCGTACGCTTCAACGCAAGACAGTAGTCCGAGATCAGGGGGCAGTGTGGGTCGGCGGTGAGGTACCCATGCACCTTCGCCGCCAACTTATCCAGCACATCCTTTCCCGAGACCACGGGGATCTGGGCGAGGGCCCGACCCGGGTCTGGGACAGAGGTGGGAGTGTGATGCGGGCTAACATACACACGTGACAGGAATGTCACGGGTTCGCCCGAGTTGATGAAATCACACTTCAACTCCATCCCGAGGTTCTTGGCGACCGACACAACGTCGTATTTGCCATCACGTAGACCGTCGTCTCCGGCAGACGGTCCAATGGAGGCAAACGCCTCTTCGGGCGAGAGACCAGCCAAGCGCGCTGCAATGTACGCGATGAGTGCATTCGCGTACGTGCTGGCGAGCGAGGTGTTCATCCTGCCCGATAGGTTCATCCACCCGGAGTTGAATTTCACAGGTTTCGAGCCGTTGCGTAGGTTGACTTTGACGTTCCTCTGCGTCTCTTTCCGCAGCATACCCTTGATGTACTTATGAACGGTCTTGAATTTCGTATCTGGGTGATCGATTTCCCCATCTTCGAACCCACGTGCGACAGCATCAGCGTACCACTCGTGAAGTGCTTCAAAGAACGTAGCGTCCATCTTGGAAAAGTCAGTTTGCGCGATTTTCTCAACTCTAAGACAGAAGGCCATCACGCGGTCAGCCGTTTGTTGCGGCTTCAGTCCTGTGCAGAAGGGGTTTTCACCCAGCTCACTCTGCAACGTGATGTATTCTTTGAACGGCAAGGTGAACATAGCCGTCCTGATGAGCCCATGCGCCTCTACGGGAAAGATTTGGCGCTCATCTGCTCCTTTCGCGACCGCTCCCGCGACGGCTGATCTTTTGCCGAAGGAGTCGATCGGTGGGGGGGCGTCAGTATGGGTCTCCCTGCACGCCCGCATGACCCTCGATTTCCGCGCTGGAGTCTTGCTCAACCGTTCCCCTGCCTCCTGGAAGCTTAGCATGGTACATTTCGCTTCCGGGACGAGGAGTTTGTTGAATTCCATCGCGTAGCCGTGGTAGTCGTGGGGCGGCACTGTCTTGTTGACTTTGTCGAGGACTCGCTTCTGCACTGCGCGCTCCGAGTTGTCGATGTGAACCGTTGGCGCCCCCGCAGGCGGCACCAGTGGAGGTGCAGCAAGGGTGGTGTACGGCTTACCCGGGTCCTCGGGCGGTGAGAATGTGTACGCAGTGACATTTGATAAAGCGAGCGGCAGCGTCAAGGCGGAAGCGAGAAGATTAATCTGCGCTTTGGCAAAACCCTTGCCGACGATGCTCTCACAAATTGCAACGCCGGCATTGCCGAACTGTTGGGACTGATAAACGAGTCCATCCCATTCGCCTTGCGTGACGGTGACGCAATTCGAACCATTGGAGTGAGCACGAATGCTCACCATCACGTCCTTCTCTGAAAAGGTCCGGTACATGATGTGGTTCTTGTTGCTCGTAACGCTCAGCCTGTCCAGGGTGGTGTAACTGACCCCGAACATGGTCAGGATGAACCCGGGGAGCCAGGTGGTCGTCGTAGGTACTAAACAAACGACCGCGCGATTCGTGCCTTTCGGCCCAGGGATAGTGTGCACCTGGTATCTGGTAACGGACAAATAACCCTCGTAAGCAAAGTCGTCTTTCGCGAAATTCCAAACGTGGTGACGGTAAAGTGCCGAGCCATTCACGTGCTCGGTATAAACCCCGTCTTTGTCCAAATACCAAATCGAATTGGCCCCCGTGCCCGAACAGTGGCGGGCGTGACGGTGTATAGGAACTTTGGGACCGCACGCCACA